CCTCATTGATCCGTATGGTTAAAACCTCGAAAAAGGACCCATTTTTTTCGTAATGATAACAGATGGTTATAAATTTGGTCCGACTATCCTTTGGGGTGCAGGGGTTTTTTTTTTGGTATCTCTTTTTCTCACCAATGTAATGATCGATACAGGTTGCACGCTGGTCGTCGGCCTCCCTCAGCATATCCTCGATGATCACCGTACCCTCGGTAGGATCGATCGAACAATCGTTCAGGTACGTGAAAAACCGTACCTGCTCCCGCAAGAGAAATCCCGCAACAAGCTGGGCATCAATCGGTTTCATCGAAGTGGCACCCGTTCTCTTCCCGATACCGCCACTCTTTGTCGGCAGCCTCGCAAATAGCTTTGTTTTTTGGGGTTGATTCCGCCCAGTTTTCCGCCACCCAGCGCAAATACCTGGACGGCAACAATTCGATATCCCGGCCCTTGAACGCTCCACACGGCATCTGCATTTGATTATGCCAATATCTGGATGGGAACATCGACGTGCTTGGTCAGCCACTCTTTGATGTTCTGGATGGCCTGGAGTTTCCAGCGGCTGCCGTCCGCCTCGAACAGGGCCAGGCCGGCAGACGTATCGGCGCCGTCGGAACGGATACGGTGGACAAACTGGGAGGCCGGTTGTTCGACCTCTGCGAATGTCCGGTAAGGTATCAGAGTAATCGGGTTGGGCAGCTTGGTGTTTTCCAGCCGTGCGATGCCGACGCGGACGGTTATCTGTTGGCTGATACCATCATCACCAATGGTGACGTTACGCTCGTCCTTGATGTTGCCGACAACGGCAAGCAGAGCGCGCATGGTGTCATCCTGTTGGAACATGGCCTGCAATTTGATTATGAAGCTCTCCGGGTCAATGAAAAATCCGAACGGGAACGTGTCTGGATGGCAGGTCGCGCGAATATATTCGTTACGTTGGAGGAACGGTCCGTAAATCGGCCCGAGCAGAGACACCATGTCGTGGGAAACGATGTGCAAAACCAGCCGCGACGTATCCAGGTTGTCGTTGTTGTCGTGCAAATAGTCCGCCAGGCCGGTGAGCGTATTGATTTTGAGCAGAGCGGGCTCGGAAAGTTTGACGGGGTGGATCTGCTTGGAGACATATGTCCGGCCATCGAATTGGAATTCTACCGGCTTGCTGATCTCGATGAGTTTATCAATGGCTTTACTGATCATATTCTCCGCTCCTCTTGATTGGTGTTATGTTTTGACGGGAATCGGCTTTTTCCTGCTGCCGCCGCTCAAAATCGAATTTGAGTTGCTCGGGATTATGCTCGAAGGCCTCGGCCCGACCGCGAACATCGGCGCCGATGTAAATGTTGGTCGCGTAGGATTCGGCCGGCGCCAATTTCGAGGCGCAGACGATTTCGATTTTTGCGTAATTGCGATCCTCCGGCTTGATCTTGACCTTGAGCACCACCTCGCGGGCGGCCTTTTCAGCAGCGTTAGGATCGGCGATGTTGTTGAGCACCGCCTGCAGCTCGTCGTCGAACCGCTCGATCGCCGCGCCGGCGCCGAGATTGGCGAGCGATAGCCTCGTATCACTGATATTGATTGCCATCCGTCCCCCCCTGGTTAGATATTATCGTAAAGGCGATCCTTGGCCCGCTTCAGTTCCAGAAGATCGTCAAGCAGCTTCTCCTGCAACGCCGCCCGTTCACCGGATTCCCATTTTTCGATCAGCTCATCCATACGACGTTGAATTTCCATGATTTCGACGGCTATACGTTGGATTTCCATACAAAATTCTCCGCAATGAACGCGGCAAATAGGATATTATGTATCGGTTTTGGACACACAAGCGGCAGCCGCTGCTTGTCCAAAGCCGAAAGCAATTATTTTTTTTATGTGGTCAACGACGTAGCTACAGCAGTTTGAGCAGTACACGCAGAGGCAACAGTAAAAAGACAAGGCGTCCGGAAATGGAACCAAGAAAGAGAGGATCAACAGAAAGACTATTAATACATTTTAAGAAGAATCCCTTTTTTTTTGAGTAAGCGGGATGCCTATGGATATTTTGATTTCCGCCGGGTCCCTTTCAAGCCAAAGTTCGGGGGTAGTACCGGTGGCGGATGCTAATTTTTTTGCAGTTTTCCAGGATGGCCGGCGTAATCCGGCTAAAATTAAACTCAGGAAGGCTGATGATATTTCGGCGTCTTTTGCGATATCAAGCTGGGTTTTCATCATCATGTATATGTATATTTTGACATTATGTAAAACGTCAATAAAAAATTTTGCAGGTTTTTAAAAACAACAACAACAACAAAATATTCCGTAAATTCCCCCCTTTTTGACCAGGCTCCTATACTTGTTGTTGTTTCCTTTCAATCCTTTCATTCCTTTAGGCTCTGTAACTTATTGAAATTACAGGTGGATAAAAACGTAAAAACAAGGTTTTTAGGAATTAAAGCAAGGTTTTTAGGAATTAAAGCAAGGTTTTTAGGAAGTTTAAAAAAGGTTTGCAATAAAACCTTTGCAATAAAACCTTTTTTATGTATATTCGGGAAAACTCAAATTATAATCTATTCAAAGGAGCCGCCGTGGAAAAACCGCAAAAGGAAATTAAAAAGCACCACCTGGTCTATCAAGGCAACCCACTGATCGAGGGGATCTATCGTTTAAAGTTGAATGCAAAAAAAACGATGCTCTATGCCATTGCGCAGATCCAGCCTGATGACGATGTTTTCAAATTTTACATGATCAATGTTGATGATTACAAAAAACTGGCAGGCATCAAAGGCCGGACAGACTATTTCAAAGAGCTGGTCGAAGCTGTGCGCGAACTAAGGAAAACGGATATCGAGGTCTATGACGCGGAAAACGACGTGCGGCTCAATATCCCCTTTGCCGTCACCGCCGTCGAAAAACTATCGGAAAAAACAATCGGCTTTAGTTTCCCCCCCGAATTACGGCCTTATTTGTTACAGCTCAAGGCAACGGGACGGTTCACGAGATACCGGATCGGGAACGTGATGAAAATGCGTTCCGTGTATAGCATCAGACTGTACGAACTACTCAAGCAGTATGCGAATACCGAAACCAAAGAAAGAACATTCGAACTCAATGAATTGCGCAATAAATTGGGCGTTCCCGATGATAAATTAGTCCAATATTTCAACTTTAAAAAATTCACAATCGAGGTAGCAAAAAGAGAACTACCCAAAAAAACAGACATCAGTTTCACTTACAAACAAATCAAACAAGGCCGGACCGTAAAGTGGCTCCGGTTCACCATCAAACCCCTGAAAAAAACATTCATTAAAAATGGCAGCGGTAAAGAAATTGACGTTACCGGGATCCCAATAATGTTAGACATCCCCGAGGATATCCTCCAGCATGTGCCCGAACAATTACGCTGCCATCACGACATCCTGAGAGACATCACAGACTATTTGGAAAGTCATGGAGAAAACTATGTGCTGCGCAGCGTCGCCTATACCAAATATCGTAACCCGGTTGATTTTGCCGCCTATTTGGGAACTGTCCTAAAAAAAGACCTGGGCGCCAAGTTCAACCCCAAACAATTGCGCCTTTTCCCCGAAATAGACACGCCGCCGATGATAGCAGCCGGCATGAAAATCGTTTACCAGCATCAGGAGTACACCATCGATGAAAATGATTGTATTTGGCCGGAATCCGGCGGTTGTTTAACGGCCGGCCCGATAATAAAGCTGATCCAGGAAGGTAAAATTCGACGGGCGGAGTAAAAAAATTATTGACATATAACGCGATGGCATTATATCATTTATTTATTAAAACTTAAACAGGCGCGGCGGTATGATAATCACGGTAGGATCGACAAAGGGCGGGGTCGGCAAATCAACCATTGCCTGCAACCTGGCCGTCATGGCAGCCATCAGCGGCAGGTCTGTCTTGATCGTGGATGCGGACACACAAGGGACCTCAATCGCTTTTCGTGCATCGCGGGAAAGCGATGACATCCAGGCCATCCAGATCACCACGCCCACCATCCACAAGGATCTGCATCAATTTACCCACGATCTGATAATCATCGACGCCGGCGGGCGTGACAGCAAGGCTTTCAGGTCCGCCATACTGGCGGCCGATCTTTTACTCATCCCCTGTCTGCCGTCAGCGGTGGACTTTTGGGCGGCTGGGGACGTCATCGAAATTTTGCGGGAGGCACGAACCTACCGGGATATACCGGCTTTTTTTGTGCTCAACCAGGTGATTCACAACACACGCCTGGCGGTCGAAATCATTGCAGCAATGCAATATTTTGAGAAAGACGCGGGCCTTTTATCGTCGCCTCTTTGCTCCAGAATCGTCTATAAAAATGCTTTCGCAGAGGGGAAAGGAGTTGTCGAGATGGCGGATAAAAAAGCCGTCGAGGAAGTCAAAAACCTGTACAAGGAAATCATGAATTACACCAAGGAGTGAGAAGATGGCCGTCACAAAAAAACCCCAAATTGACCTGGAAATGGCAAATAAATTTATCGATAACGCCGAATCAATTGACGTTATAACGCAACAACGTAAAACAGGTATAGCGAAAAAACGCGATAATGTTATAATACAAAAACGTGAAACAGGTAAAACGCCAAAAAATAAACGCCTGACGTACTACATGACAGAGGAAATGTATCTGCAATGGAAAAAGTACGAACTAAAGCAGTTGACGGTGGGAAAAAAGATTTCTTTTCAGGGAGTTATTGAAAAATACATGACCGAATTAATAGGACTCTGAAACGGAAAAGGAAACGTGGATATGGAGAGTCCGTTAAAAGAACAGATCAAGCGAATTATCGACGGGAAAAACGGCGCGGCGTTTACAGTCCGAGACGTGATTGAGGCGGCCGGTAAGAACGGCAACGGTTTTAAAGAATCGTCGTTTTACTCGGCGATCGGGCGCGACTTGGTCAATGCCGGATATGTCGACCGGGTCGGGAAGGTTGCCGGGCGGCGGACCCTTTTCCGGCAATGGAACGGCGCCGCAGTCGATACGGATCCGTCGGCGCCGGCGACACAGTCTATGAAGGCGCGGACCGGCGGGTTTTTAAGTACAGAAGCGGAACCATGGCCGGGCGATTCCTGGCGGTGGCGACCGGCCTCGAAAATTTTTCGATCGAATATATCATCCATGAGATGGAAAAATGCGGCCCATTGAGCGTGGCAAATGTCAGGCAATCTTGTTACGAACTGATTAACCGCTTAAAAAAAGTAGGTTGCATAACCGGGTCGGGTACGCGGCCGGTCGTCTATACGCTGGCCCCGGATTTCTATTTGTATAACTTGCATAATATGATTAACTACACTGATGCGGCCCCGCACTTGGAACAGCAGATCATGTTGAACTTTGGCAAACATTGCGGGCCGGATCGGCCGGTTATCGATGTCGTCCGGGCGCCGGATGAACCGCCGGACAAAGCGGCCGTCACAAGCAAGCAAACGGCTCCCGCCCCGGATCCGCCGGCGCCGGCCGAACGGCCCGACCTCTTGCAAGAGATCAGCAAGTTAAAAGAAAAATTAGACGATCATACCCGCAGTATCATCTTTTTAAAAACTCGCAACGACGACCTGGAAACAAAGAACGAAAGAAGCAACCGGCTGAACGGCCGATTACTTGAACAGATAGAGGAAAAACAGCGTAAAAATGCAAATTTGCAACGGCGTTTGCGTGACGCGATTGTCGAACTCCAAAAGATTAAACATAACAAGATCGGCGCGTTTTCTTTGGCCGAGTTGGCGCATCTGAAATAGTCAGGCCGGCACCGGCGAAACCGGAACCAAAAAATGTAGCTCACTTCAGTTTTTCCAGCAACTCCTCAGTCCTCAAACTCTCAATCGCGATGGATGCCAAAACCTCCTCCCGGCTTCTGTTAGACACCTGCTGGATCAAAAGCATTGTTAAAATCAGGATATTCGATAGGACATCGGCAATATCGATTACATTTCCCAAATTTTCATTATTCATGGTACGCCTCCCTGATGGTTTTGAGGATCAAAGACTTGGCCGCCAGCCAGGTCTTATAATCCGTCGTGAAATCGTACCCGATGGTGGAGATGTTGATCTCCCAAACATCCAGCGCCATCTTGGATGTGTAGAAAGCCTCCTTGATGGTTTTCTGATCGGCAGGCTTGAACTTGTCCTGGATGCCGATGTACTGCTCGAGCAACAGGTTCAGCTCCGATCTGGCCACCAGATATTTCTTTTCCGGGGTGTCGATGTTGGCTGTGGCGCAGGCGCCCAGGAACAGGGCCATGATGATAATCGACAAGACTGCGATTTTTCTTTTCATTTTTTTCCTTTGTTATGCGTTCCCACGCAGAGCATGGGAACGCGAGTAGAAAGCCGGGAGCAGTCACAGGACAACTACAATCGTGACACTCCCCAGGGTTGAAACCCAGGGGCTTCTCAAGAGAAGAGCACAAGCTGCTAAGCAGCTTGCCGGTTCGCTTGAGCTACAGGCAAAAAATCGATTGCCCGGGGCGTGTCCGCCCTACTACGCATGAGCCGTATGTTAGTTTGCTTGTGGTTTAAAAATAAGATTAAATGCTGTTTCTGTCTTTTGGAACAAATCACCGTTTAGATCATCTATTGCAACTATATTTCCAATATCTACCTTTTCACTTCCTAACCTAGTAAATATCTTCAGCCCGTCTCTTTTAACTATTTCACAGTATTCATCCCACTTCCAATGTCGAGCAGAAACATGTTGTCCAATCATCCTTATGATTTGTTGCAATGTGCTGTCTTTTCCATCCCACTTAATAGCGTCAACTCCGTAAAATGGTGGAAAGGTGGCAATATATTTCTTTTTCATCTTTAGATCCTCTCTTCTCAGCAACGCAAACTAACAAGCTAGTAAGTTTTCCATACCTCTGATCATTTTTCCATGGCCTTTGTTTTTTCCGCCTCCACCCGCTTGCGTTCCTCTTCTTCCTTCACTCGATCTATCATCGCGAGAAAAGCGGCGTCTGTTTTCGATTGGGTTTGATCAACCTTGCCGGCCGCATCTTCATCCGGCAACTTGGATCGATCCTGGCCGCCGAAATAAAAACCGATCACCGCCATGAGTGCCGAGCTTGTCACGAAACCGATGATCACGCCGGCATACTGGTTGAGGTCAGCCTCTTTTACCATGGAAATCCGGTAAACCACCCAACCGCTGCCGATCAATATGATCAGCGCCAGGAACATCCGAAACAGGTTCCGGAAAAAATTAGTCATCTCGACGACATCAGCAGTGGCCATGGTGTGCGCTATGGCCGCGACGATCAGGCACAGCGAGCCCCACATGCCGATCTGCTTCTGTTCTCCAAGATCCTTTTCGAGGACCACATCGACTTCGTCACCGGCCATTTTGAATTCTCACCTTTTCCGGTTGAATCGATCAGTTCGGTTGTCTCCAGCATTGCAATGGCGATGGCCCGTTGATAAAAACCGGCGCCGCCGTTCTTGACCGCCAGGTAATAGATAAAAGCATAATGGTAGGCCACCGGCTTGACTATTTCCCAGGCCTGCTCGGCCACGATCAACTGCAGATTGCCGAGGAACATTCTATCCGCATCAGCCTTGTCGATCCCCATCCAATAGCAGATATCGTGAATGACGCAGGCGATATAAAAATCGACCCCAATCCACCACAGCTTGTTCGGGACCAACCAGCCCCAGCCCGCCGGACCTCAGCCGTTCGTGTTGGCCATGATCTGCTCGGGGGTCAGCTGGTCGAAACCCTCCGGCGTCAATAGTTTCATCATCATGCTGCTCCCATTTTTGCAAATTGCAAAAAATAAATCATGCAGATTGGTCATTTGTTGCAAATTGCAAAAAATCGAGATCAAAGGGCACATACATTTTTTTAGCAAGCGATCCCCATATGGCTCGGGGTCCGTCCGCCGGCAACGGCCGGACATCCAGATGCAACCCGGGATTATTCCACCAAGTGTAAACGCCCAGGCCGTTGAAGCCGAAACGCATCGCCCCGATAAAAAACTGAATGACGTTCAGGCCCACGGCGTGGCAGTCAACGGCCATGCCGCGAGGATGATAACCTTTGCCATCGCGCGGTTCATAGCCGCAATGCACGATTATCGGCACGCCCAGGTAGCCCCGCAGGCGATCAAGGATGAATACCAGCTCGGGCACCATTTTTGCCGGGTCGCCCCAGTTCTCATCCGGGGAGAAATAATCGACTTTCCTCCACTGGTCGGGTCTCACGGGGCATCCTTTTTTGGTTTCCTGACCGGCGTGTCGATCCGCGGCAGGGGTTGTATTGACTGGATGGCGGCCCGATCGGCCTGCAGGATTTCCTGGTAAAAACGGCGCAGGCGTTCGGCGCGCAGATCCTTGGCATCGGTATAGACACCCAACAGGAGCGTCATGGGCGCGCCGTCGACGCTCTCGAAATCGGATCGCACCCAGCGCAAACGCGGAGCCTCATCCGCATCCGCAGCGGGATCCGGCGGCCGGTCGATAATCGGGATCAGCTCGGCCCACGGCCGGCCGATAATTTCATCGACATGCTTGACGCCCAGGGCCAAAGCCAAATGACGGTTGCACAGACGGACATTATTATCCGCATCCAGCACAACGGACAAAAATGATTCACGGGCCCACTGAGCGATCAGGCGATCATTCAACCCCGGCGGGATCTTGAAACGCGCCGCCAGCAACAAATCGACGCGGTGCTTGAATTGCTGCATGGTAAACGGTTTGGCGATAAAATCAAACAGCGGCAGACCCGCGGCCCGATTGTATTGCTCGGATTCAACCGGGTAACCCGAGATAAAAAGGAAGCCCGCGAAACGGCAACGCATGGGCAGCCGATCAGGAACATCAAATCCGCTCAGGGTATCGTCCAGGTTGATGTCAAGGATAAATAGATCGGCGTGCGCCAGGTTGGCATCGGCCAGCAGCGGTTCCAAATGGGTGAAGGACCGCACCACGATTTCCGGACGAGTAATGAGAAAGCCACGAATCACATTGATAATCTGTGACTCGTCCTCCAGCACATAAACAAAATATTGGGGCGTGGTGATGGTCAGGGCCATATTTTTATCCCGAGGCCGATCAAGGCCAGAATGATGGTGCACAGCACGCCATAAGCCACATACAGGCGCAGGGTGTGGGCATTATGCTCGGCGGTTTCCTCCTTGCGGTTGCCGTCGATGGTTTTGCTCAAGACCTCGATGCGACCGGCAACGCCGACGCACAAGACGTTGATCATCTCATCGAAGACCCCGGGCAGGCGGCCGATACCGGCATTGACATCGGTCTGGCTGGAGGCCAACACCGTAAGCTGCCGGGCCACCTCCTCCAGGGCGATGTTCAATTTGTCCTGGCGCTGGAGCAGAGTGGTAGTCAGCTCGATCGTATTGCGATAGCTCTCCATGAGCAACGACAAGTCGTCCCGGTTGATGCCCGGGGCGTGGTCGTTGTCGCGGCGGATCAGGTAGCGACGATCGTGTTGCGTGGTTGGTTTAGCGGGCACTCTAATGCAAAAGCCTCAAAACTTTTTGGTTACAAGATAACGCCGCCGTTGCCGCGGCGCCCAAGCTGTTGCGGCCAATAAAAGCAGTGCTATTACTATTGTTGTTTTCATTTTATAAACCCATCATTGTTTCTGGTTTCCCTTTTATTACTCCATACGCCCCGATCTCAGTGCCGTCAAACCACCCACCAATAAGAGCATCTATAACATCGTCCCATACTCTTACGCCTGCAAAGTCAGTTTGGTCTCCATCTCCATCGACAAAGGGATTCACACCCTTGTTTATTGCCGGTGAACCATATTTTAATTGAAAACCACCAGATGGGGCATCTGAAAATAATGGATCTGCAACGGTAGAATTAGCATCTTGCCCCGAATTTGTTTTCCATCCAGCAAAATCTGATTGGGTAGTTTCGAAATCGAAATGAGTACTACCATCCTCGGCAAAGATATTGTAGTCAGATACTATCGTCGAACCGGCGCCTCTTTTTCTAATCTGATAAGTTGCTGACGTCCCACCGAAAATATTATTTTTCATCGTGACCGTTGGAGTTGGCGCCAAGGTTATATGGAAACCAGTTTCGTAATCATATAGACTATTGTTATATAAAAATTTCGGGTCGCCATCGCCATCATCATAGACGGCATATTGGAAACCACTTACGACATTAAATTTGGCATTTATAACACCATTCAACAGCTTTATCCCATCGACAGCAGAAGTACCACCGGTGAGATAGTTTCTACTTATTGAGCAGTCGTCGTTAGCAAATATACCATGTCTACAATTTAACATGGTATTGTTATTTATGGTATTTGTTGATCCACCGCCCAAAAGATCGATAGCAGTTCCCTGAGTGGCGTTGTTCATATCAAATTGGTTATCTTCTATGCTAATTGTTCCATTAATAGTGCCCCCCGAAGTCTCGGTTAGAATTATTGCAAAAAGTTCGTCTGCGCCTCTCGTATTTTGGTACAAACTTCCAGTATTGCTGTAAAAAGCTAAATTGTTTACAACCCAATCAGTATTTGGCTCAACATCCACAGCGGCTTGTCCGCCAAGGAAATTATTATCGTGGATAGAGATATCGTCTCCATCTATCACCCCAATCGACCAGCGGTCGATAGAGTCAGCCCCGCTGCCAAATGTACAACCAGTTACCTCGATATTGCTCGAAGATGTCAAATCAGTTTTGTCCTGCCCTATTAAAATTCCATCTCCACAACTCCCAATCTGCTGGCATTCGATCTTGTCAAATGTTGAATTACTCACACTTACGTAGCTCGAACCCCTTATGCTTATTCCAAAACCCTGCATATAATCAGCGGTTACACCAGTAATGTTTATATGAGATGACTGATCGTCCGCACCGTCGTCTTGTAACCGGATACCTCCGCCAACCCATGAACCATTTTCGGAAAGCCATTGGCATTTAGTGATATGGACGCCACTAATATCCCAATAATCCTTACCATTTGTATTTATGCCGATCCTTTGCCCTATTTCAATTGATGAGTAATAGACATCAGGATCGGACTCGGCGTAAACGAACAAATTGGATCCTGAAAAACGCCATTCATAATCCGCTGCCGGCCCAACGTCATTTTCGATACCTATATTAGTGGTATTGAATACAACTAACCATGGGGTTATGGCTCCCGTATCTTTTCTCCAAATATTAGATCCCTGGTCAGCCCAGCTTCCAGAAACTGAATCGCTCCCGTTTATTACTGGGAGATCTCCAGGATAGGCGGAGAGAGTTATCGGATGTCCAGATGCCCCACTTGTAGGCAGGTTCATCTGAGCATAATAAACACCATTATCATCGCACACGTAGACAACATCATCGCCACTAAAACTCGCTGCATTGAAGTCGGACATATCCATTGCCCCAGAACAGCAAGGCGTACTTTCTGAGCAGTCCGGGTCCGTATTATCTCCATTTGCTTGGATATAATATGTAGTAGCTAACGATAATTGCGAATACATTAAAATAAAGACTAATAGTAAATATTTCATGATTAGTCACTTGCTCCGGTATCAACCCAAGTCCCTCTAACAGTATCAAGGCTCCATCTCCATGATCCATCAGCTATTTTCATTCTAGTAGCAATAATTTTGCTACCGACAACAGAATCAGAGTCAACACAATCATCTGCATCAAGAAGAGTTCCATCGAGATCGAATAACTCCCCGGAAGGTGGATTTATCTCAATATTTTGAGATTCTTCTATTATAATTGCTCGCGTTATTGAATAACTTACGGCAGGTAAGGTCAAATCAATCTCCGACGCAGCCCCCTGATTTGTAATATATTTATATAATAACAACTGCGATGTTGTAAGAACTGTGTCTGTAGTAAGTTCAAGTCTGTCCGAAATCACAGCCTTACTTCTCACCCAACACCCGGTAGAAGTAGCCACGCCAGACTTTGCAACATAATTATCATGGAGAGTATCCGCTGTGGCTTCAGTCGAGTAATCACCGGTTAGATAATTAAACACACCCTCATAGCCATCACCGGCCGCTATGCGCCCCTGTACGTAAACGGTTGTGTCGCTGCCCGTGTATGCCTGCAGTGCCGCTAAGGTCGCAAGGTTAACGCTTGATATAGCTCCGTCAATTGTTTCGGTTCCACCAATTACGAGACCACCGGGCAGGTAAGTGGTTTTCGTGGCAGGCTCATACATCGGCCTGACGTCTGATGCCGGTCCGGTGCCCATCACGGGCGGAGGCGTTTTGTTGCCGGCCAGCGCGATTGTGGAAATCAAACAAAGCAGAACGACAAGGAATATCTTTCTCATGGCGCCACCCCTACTTGCTCAATTTAAGGTAAAAGATCGCCGAGCCATCGGCGCCCAGGTCCCCGGCCGTGAAAAACCACGGGGCGTCCATGACCGGGAACACGCCGTCGATGATATGGCCGCCGTAATTTTTGCCGATGGTCGTGTCGATCGCATCGATGCCCCACTTTTTGGTGCCGAGCGAATCCGGGCCGATCCGGTTGTCCCGGATCGTCGCGGCGACGGCGGCGCAGGTCGCACCGGGGACAACCTGGACCTCTACCAGCTGGGCCCCCCCGACGACATTGATCGGGATGGCCGTGGCCGCGATCGCCCCGCCGGCGCCATCGCAGGTACAGACCAGCGGCAGGGTCGTCATTGATCCGAATTTACTGGTGTACTCGATCCGGTCCCCGGGCGCCATGGTGCAGGCCGCCAGAATCGGATAAGCCGTGGCCAAAATCAAAAAAACCGTCAAGCAAAATATTTTTCTCATCGTCGTCTCCTTTAGGTCGTGAAACCCAATCCTTCAGGTTTGAAAGTAGTCAAAAGCCAACACTATCGGATCCCTCCGGCCGAGCTGCCATTTCTCTCTCTCCTCAGTTTTCCAAAATCCTAACCAGCGCCCGGTAGGCCAATTCTACCGGGTCGACATACGACCGATCAGGCACCACGAACAGCGCCAAAAACTTTCTGCTGAGCGGTAGCCGGGCGACGTCGATATGCACATTGCCCGTTATCATAGGCCGCCGACCGACCCGCCAGATCGATTTCACGACCTCCAAAATTTGATCCGCTTCAGCCATTCGGCTATCACTTTCAGGATCGCTCGACGACGATCGGCCCGGGAGGGTCCGGCGCTACAAAGTCGATGGCGACCCCTCCTTTAATGGACATGGACGACTCGTTGCCGGCGGCATCGACGGCCGTGATCCCGATGTCATAGATCCCGGATTTGGTCGTCATACCGGCGAGTTTCGAAACATCCACCTCGGTGACGTTGCCCAGGTCCATGCTTTCGCTGGCGTAGTCCAGCGGGGTGGGTTGCTCCGAGATGTACAGTTTGTAGCCGATGACGTCCGGGGATCCGGACGCGGGAAACTTGATCGTCACGTTTTTAACCGGCATGAGTAGTACTCCTTTTTTTTTGTCACTCGTTTTGAAATATATCGATGGCCCCGGGCGGGGAGATGTAACCATACAGCCACCAGCCGCGGTTGACGCCGTCGACCATGGCCATTTTATCATCGGTGGACAGGGTCCACTCCGAACATATCGGCGGCTCGGGCGCGACGGCGGCCAGGCAAGCACGAACTTTGACCCTGAACAGACCGGCATGCGGCAGACGGAACGTGATCAGATTGGACGGGGTTTTGCCGATGCCGGCCGGGGTTTCGACGGCGCGATCCACACTGAGCAGCACGGCCTCGAAATAATCCGCTTCCGGTTGCAAATCCCAGCTCACCTTGATCGGTCTGTCCGTGGTGCCGATATAGGTGGCGCGATCCCGGAGGCTGAACCCCGTGGACGCCAGGCCCGGGTTGGGCGCATAATCGATGGCGTACAAATCGACCGACGGCCCGGTGAACACGATTTTAAGGTTGTGTTGGCCGGCCGCCGGGACCGTGGCGAGCAGGTCGACAACCGCGGGGGTTTGGTAACCGCCGGTGACCGGCGCCGTGAGCATGCCGATTTTCTGATCATCGATAAAAAGATCGACGGTCGCGGCGGCTTGCGGCGTGGACAAATGGAATTGGAACAAATAATTCCCCTCGACCGGCAATGCCACGGGATAGATGATCCACTCCCCGGTTTTGACACTGCCGACCTTGACGGCGCCCGTAGCATCGACCCACAGGTCCACGCCCTCATCCGGCCGGAGCGCGGTGTTGCCGCGGTTGACGGCATCGGAATCATGGTAGGCTGTGCCCTCGCCGCCGGCAATATAATCCTCGGCGTGGATGGTCGTTGGTTCGGCGGCCTGCAGGGGCGGCACGCAGACGGCGCAGACGGCGGTGATCAGCGCGGTTAAAATCAGTAGCCAGATATCTTTAGGTAAAATTATCATTTTCTCACTTTGTTCTCACATACTTCTCAATTTATTCTCACTCTGTCAAATCGACCATCTCCCAAACAAAACTTTCATCGATGTCTATTGCCCCTTCGGTACACGTAACGGTATCGTAGGGACCACCACATGGGTCACCGGACACATCGACACCTTCACCAGGTTGACAGGCAGCAGCATCCCATCTTGGAGGGTTAGCACAAAAATAACCACCCACCGACTCCGCCCAAATCCAATTACATCGATAATCACCAACTGCTTCAATCCTGGCGTCGGTTTGACTGTAAATAAGGTTTCGACCGGATCGGTCGGACTTTATAAACGGATCCATTTTCGATTCTTGCCAAAGTACCCCGGGGGCGTATGGATTAAGATTCCAAAACATCTTGAAAGCCAAGCCGCTGTCTCCAGCCCTGCATACAAACGTACGCGTCACGGCGTACACCGGTAAACGTTCCGCAAAATAGATGGGCAATTTGTAATACCGATCATTATAATCCATTGTGCGAGAGATATAAATTTTTATTCTTGTACTCGTTACCGTCTTATTTAAATACTCATGCGTTTCAATATTCGAAAAATAAGACCTCGAGTAGTTGCGTTGGAGCAACTTGATTCCATCGAAGGCAACGGCATAACCGGAAACCACTTTTCCGCTTGCATTCTGAAAACTTTCTTTCAATTCAGCGCGCAGATCGAGCGTGCCGTTTTGAGCATACTCGACGACGTCGACCAAAAAATCATACCCGCCGGTAGCCCAATCGGCGGGATACCATGTCAATCCCGTAGTACCGGCCCCCCATTTATATCCCCTATCAGGCACCGAACCGCGCCAATCGGTTGAAAAATACGTCCACCGATTAGAGTTCTTGATACTCACGTGTATAGGATAATCCGGATCGATAGAGACACCCTCTGAAAATTGGATTTCAGCAACTCCTGAACTATCAACCGGACCCTCTCCGATTACTAAAAAATCTTCCGTGTAAACGCCCTTTGTCGGATGATCGATCAACGTTTGGATCGGTTGCGTCAGCCGCAATGAATATCCGTAGGTGCCGGGAAAGGGAACGCCGTTGATCGACAAAAGTTTGATATTCACGCCGCAAGCCTTCGGATGGTCCTTAAACCCGACAACCTTTGGACTCGCCTGAGCAAAGCCCTCGAACTTAACGATCACCGCATCACCGTCCTCGAAGGCCGCCGCATTGCAAGCCATATACTCAACCGGCACATCGTTTAAAACAGACGCCTGGTTGATGTCGAGATTTTGAATGCTGCTATGACAGGCGGACACCGTGACCGTGGCGGTATCGGCAACCTTGTCGATATTGGAGACGATCCCGTATCGATAAGTGGGCCGCCATTTCTGGATCCCCGGCAGCACGGCAAAATTCATCATCGCCGTCGATACCGGCAGGGTGAGGAAAGGCGTTTCGATGCCATCGCCGGCCGGCGAATAGGCCTGGCCGCCGCCGTATCCCGGCTTGATGTTCACACCGTTGGCGGCCTCGGTGCCGATTTCGATGGTGCCCACCTCGCCGGTCAACCCGGTGGTCAGATCGGCGCACCAGGCGGACATCTCACGGGTCATGGCGGCCGCCCGGGAGATGCGGGCAATCTGTTTGTTCAAGGCTGTTTTCCGGGCATTGAGTAAAATCAGGCGCACATCATCGGCGCCGCCGTCGATCTCGGCCTGCACACCGGCCAGGATGGCCTGCAGCTTGGCCAGCGTGACATTGGCCGCCGTCGTATCGAACGACGTGCTGATGGTGTACTGGCCGTCGCCGGCCTCGCTTATGATCACGGCCTTGCCCACTACTCGGCCACCTCCATGTACTGCGTTTTATCGCCGATAAAACAACCCACCGTATCGACGATGAATTCGTTGGCGCCATACTTCGCGGTATGCCCGGGCCGTAGATAAAAATCGGGAACCGCGCACCGGTAGCTCAACAACCCCTCGGCGGTCATGGTCTCCAGCAAAACATTCTCCAGCGTCACCGTGCCGGGTCCGAAGCTGATCGCCTTGTATCCCACCAGGGTGATCGATTGGCTGCGCGGCCCGCGGTCGAATCGGACCGAATAAAAATCGGCCCGTAGCAGCTCCTCACGCAACGATTCGACCCCGCCCACAATGGCGGCCATGTCGATGACAAGTTCGCCGTTCTGCCGGGCGTTGATCGCCGCCAGGTCGTCAACCGTGTACGGGATCACAAAAGACAGATACGATTTGGCATCCCCGCCGCGCATCCGAAATTGGATGGACTTGGGCGCCGTCAACACATAGTCGTCGAGACCATCGGCGCCGCCGGTGATCGTCGCGTGGTAGCGATAGACCGCCAGGTCACGATTTTGGCGCAACCAGGCAGAGTAGTTTATTCCTTCGGATTCATTCGCGAATGCAATCCCATCTGATATCGCCGGAAAAAATTGGGCGTATCTGGCGGCCCCGACAGTTACCGCCAAGCCCAGCACGGCGGGACCAACCCCGCGCGAATAGTCAACCAGTTTGCCGATGACTCCCGTGAAACCAAGCGTTGACGGTGCCTCGGCAAGTTTGTCATCTCCGCCGAAAGTAGTACAGGCAAAGCCGATGGCACCAGTTGCCGTATCAGGTTTTGCCCCGTCGTCAAGCGCCAAATACCCGGCCGGTGGCGAATAGGTCTGCTCGGCGGCGGCGAAGCAGGAGGTAAAAATGTCACCAACGGCATACATCGAAAGGCAGGCGGCAATTACGGCATCGATGGTTGCATCGTCAAAATGGGGATTGGCAAGCGTTACCGGATCTGCACTGTTAAGCCATGCGCCGTTGGCCCCAAAAAACAGCATGTGGTTGTCGAGATCCAGAGCGAATTGCAGGACATCGCCGACAATGAGACCATCAAAACTATTGATGGAATTTTGGCCATCATGGAATTTATAATTATTTGCCGCGCCGGCCCAGGATTCAAGCCATCCGGCGCTTGTCGCGGTGGTAAAATTCGTGCCGCTGTCCTGGTCGCAGATGCCCCACGTCGAGTAAATAGACCAGGTGGGTGATATCGCGTCGCAAACGATTTCCCAATACCATTTTCCCTTGCTTTTCGCCCAGTTAGCAACGACGCTGTGGTCATACCCGGTGACGATGCACGTAACGGTCCGATTCCCGTTGCTAAGTGAAAAGTCAGAATGGCATTTTGTGGGGTCCCAGGTAAAAGACATGCACGTTCTCTATTTTTTTGTTCACACGTCACTGCCGGTAACGGTCATGTAAACCTTGACGATGTCATTGTCCAAAATACCGGTAATCGCGCCGCCTGTAAATTGGGACACCGGCCCCAGCACCCCACCGCCGGCGGCGTCGAGCTTGGTATCGGCGTCGGTCCCACCACCCACCAAAGCGGCACCATAGATGGTCGCATCCGTGCCGTCCATGGTAAACGTGGCCTTGCTGGCGCTGTTGGTAATCGATTTGGCTGCCACACCGGCCTCCTGCCAGGCCGGCCTGGTCGCTTCGTCATATCCGTCCGCCTCGGTAAACCCCGGCACCGCGTAAGTGTCGCCCGCCACCGGCGTGTGGTCGTCCGAAAAAAGAGCCAGATACCAGGCCGTGATCGGCGTGCCCCCGGATAGCACAACATCCAGGACGTGATTGATAAACTCGTCCGGCACCAGGTTCTCCTCGATCCGTTCGGCGAGCATGACGCCGGCGCGCCAATGCTGGATGGTCCAGATCGATCCGATCTTGATTTTTTGCCGTTGCCCCAAAGCGTTTTTAATTCTCTCGATTACCGCCCCGGCGACGCTTCCGAAAAGCATTTTGGAATTTCTCATGTCAATTTTTCCTTGAAATAAAAGGTAATATTGGTTTCGCCGTTCCTCTTGACGAAAAGCCTGTAAATCATCGCCAAATAACTGCCCTCCCAAAAGCTCAGCCGAATCAATTCGGCGGCTTCGTACATCGCCCTCAGCCGGATCGCTTCGGCGGCGGTGACGCGGCAATCGATGACAAAATCGCGGTCGGTGTCGCTCACGCCGAAATTGGCGAGATAACTGGTGCCGTCGAGCAACGCGGTCCGCGATATCCTGGCCGTGCTGTCGTAATCGCCCGACAACTGATAATTTCTGATCGGCAGCAACCCGCTCGGATCGGCTGTTATTTTTGAAATATAGATCATGGCGCAACGCTCCCCGGAAAGAGAAGTGCATCAAGCCCATCCTCCGCCGTCCGGATCTGGATCGCGGCGAACAATTCCCACATGATCATCTCCAGGTGCGGCTGCAAACCGTCGCCGTTGACCGTAATCAGCGCATCGCCGGACTGCATTTTTTTGGTTTTCGCATTGAGGTATTTAACGTTGGCATCGTTCAGCTCTTTCTGCTGTGCCAGCAGCGCCTTCCGGTTTTCGGTTTCCTCGGAGATGGCCCGGTAAATGGCGTTGTCCTGGCTGATGGTATTATCACCGCCGAACATGGAAAAAAGACTGCTTATGGATTTCCCGGTGTCGACGAACATATCCGAGATATTGGCGGCCACGGCCTTGGTGACCTCGGCGGCGGCCTGGATTTCGGCAACGTCGACCTCGGCTTTGAATTTCAGCGCGGATTGGATAACCTCCGCCTGGCTTTTGATCACGGCAATCTGGAAATCGGTTTCGATTTCGAGGCGCTTGGCGGCCGGGATCTCGTCGATCGCCTTCTTGGCCTTATCGATCTGCGTGGTGTCCACCGGCACTTTGATGGTCTCCCAGGTGCCGGTGGATTCTCGCCAGATTTCGAGGGACTGGAGCTTTTGCTCGGCCTCTTTGGTGTCGATGTTGACTGTCTTTTTTTCCTCGACTAAAATGCCAAGGTCGCGCATCTGTTCGGTCAGGCTTTTGGTTGCGTCGTAGGATTCACCCATGCCCTGCACGATGGCCAGGTTGCCGGCATAGGAAGCCTTGCCCATGCCCTCCATCGCCGGGATGACTTTGTTCGCCTCGGCGTAAATCCTCGCGATGTCCTCATCGGTCTCCTTGGCAAACGCCAGCGATTCCTTGGCCAGCTCGTTTTTCCCGGCCCACCTGGCCATCGCATCCGCTGCCGCATCGGATGCCTTGGTGATCCCGTACACCGCCGCGCCGACCGCAAGGACGCCGGCCACAACGGGGCTCGCAGTCAGCAAACTGACGGCGGCGCCCAATCCCTTGATGGCGATTGCCGCGGTGCCGATCGGACCGCTCAACAGGGATATGGCGGCGCCCACCCCGGAGACGGTGCCGATCAGCGTTTTGGTGTCCTCATCCAGCCCGTCGAACCAGCCGATCAACGATGAGATATACCCGCCGATATCGACAAAAACCTTGCCGATTCCGGCGCTCATCCGGGTAATGCTCTCAAATGTGTCGACCACCTTCTGGATGGCGGCCGTCAAGGTTTCCGGTTTGTCGAAATCGATACTGTCGAACAGCCCGCCGATCACGTCCTTGAGTTCTCCCAACGAGTCCAGGAACCCGGTATAATCCACCCCCTCCAGGGCCGCCGGCAGGCTTTCGGCGAATGCTTCCAGGTCCGTGCCGACGCCTTCCAGGAAATGGTTCAGCGCATCGAGCAAAGGATCGAAGGCCCCCTCACCCACGGCGCCCTCCAGCGCGTTGAAAATCGATGTGATCCCGTTGACCGCGCCGGTGCCGGCCACCTGGAAATCATCCCCCACCGATGACGCCAGGTTTTTGAACCCCTGGATCAGCCGGTTGACGGCCACCTCGGGATCCGCCAGGCGGACCGCCACCTCCTTGGCCGCCGATCCGGCGGCGTTCATGGCCACGGCGGTGATCTCCGAGGATTTGCCCAGGTTGTCGAACACCTCGACCATGCGGGCACTCTGGTTGATCCCCACCAGTTGCTGGGTGACGAACAGCTTTTGGTTGCCGTCCAAGGTCAAAAATGCCTTGCTGACATCCTGCAGGATATCCTTGCCGGATCGCAGGGCGCCGTTGGCGTCGGTCTGGGACACGCCGATCGATGCCAGCGCGGCCTTGACCGGTGCGGAATCGTCGATCAATTTCAACAGACCGGTTTTAAGGGCCATCGCCGCCTCGTCGCCGGACCGGAAAATCTCGATCACCGGCGTCAAGATGCCGGCCGTCTCCTCCATGGAGAATCCCATGGTGCGGGCGATGGGCGACAACGCCGCCATGCCGATGCCCAGCTGCTCGGTATCGGTTGCGTAGTTGTTCGAGACTTCGTTGAGGATATCCAGCAGGCGGGCGGCCTCGGTGGCCGGCTCGCGGAAACCTTTGAGAGAGGCGATCAGAATTTCGCTGGCCTGCGAGGCATCGACCCCGCCGGCGATGACCAGGTCCATGCCGGTCCGGGCCAGGCCCATCGACTCCTGGACATTGAATCCGGCCTGGACATAGTTGGCCGTCGAGGCGAGGATGTCCGATGCCGCCGTGCCGTAGGTGTTGGACAGATCCTTGGCGCCGGCCTTGGCGATGTTCAGGACGTCGACATTGTCACCGGCTACTTTTTTGAGTTCGGTGAAGGAGCTTTGCAGCTTGGATGATTCGTTGAAGGCGTAAGCCAGGCCGGCGGCGGCCAGACCGGCCAAAGCGGCATCGAGCTTGACCACGGCGCCGGTGAAATCGGCGAACGGCTGGGCCACGGACGCCACTTGATAATTGAGGTTGTCGAGTCCGCGGCCCACTGCCGTGATAGCGGTGCCGGTGTTGTTATGCCCCTCGAAGAGGATTTCGATTGTGCGTTTGAGGTCGGCCATCTACTGCCCTTTTTGCTCGTTGTAATAACGCGCCCATAAACCAAGCTCGATGTCAGTCAGAAAGCCTTGCGGGAAAAGATCGGGGATGGTCTCGAAAAGGAACCGCTGTCCGCCCATGCCCCTGGAACAAAGCGCGAGTGCCGATTTTACCCGCTGGTCGTTCCAGAGGCGTTCGATTCCCCCAGCGGCACCTGCCCCAGGCCGGTGAGGGATAAAATCCTGGTCGTGATCTGGTAGAAGTCCTCCGGGGAGACATCGGCCAGTTTTACGCAATCTTCCTGGGCCAGTTTCACCGAGGCCACCCCGAACTCACACACCGCGATCCGATAGACCAGGTCATCCGGCACGTCATCGGACAGGCCCAGGGCCTGCTGGATGCCCTGGATCTTGCTGGAGGCCTTCTCGCTGACAATCTTCTCCACCAGCTCATGGATAGCCGCGTTCTGCTTGGCCCGGTCCCGGGCCCTGGCCACTTCATGGCCGGTCAGCCCCTGCACGGTCAGCTCGGCTTTTTGACCGTCATCGAAAAAAGCGGACAGCCCCGGCACCGGGATCACCGCCGTCCGCCTTTCGAATTCCGCCTGTTTGAATTTATCAAGGTTCATCAGGAGCTGAACTCCACGCTTGGTTTCTCGCAATAAACGGTGCAGGTGATTTTATTCTGGGCCCCCGCCGGGAAATCGCGAACCACGCCCAGCATGCCCTGGCTAAGCATGTAGGGCGTTTTATTGGCATCCGTAAACCACTTAATCGTCACCATCGCGTTTTTTTCCTTGAGGATTCTATCCGTGATACCGTCGTCGGCAAACACCGTAAATGAGCAATCACCAACCGAATCGGCCTTCATCGATCCGATGGCGCCGGAAACCCCGGATCCCTCGTAGACGGACTCGCTCGATTTGCTGACACCCATCTCGGACGCCTTGAAATCCGCCGTCCGCGGCAGAGTCGTAAACGACGGCGTGTAGTATTTGATGTAGATCCGCTTGGGCACCGCGGCGGTATGGATCAGCGGCAACGCCTCGTTGAATTTGACGTGGGCGTTTTTCTCGGCGGATACGGCGGCATAGGACCCCTGACCGATGTTAAACGTCTCCGGTATCGGATAATCGGCATACTCGGCATGGTTGCCGATGTCCTGATAAATTTCAGTGGCGGCGATAGCGGCGGGGGTCTGTGAGCTGAAACGGACCTGGCCGATTTCGACCGCATCCACGGGGATCAGCGGCGGACCGCCGGCGGCATCACGGACCTCCGAAAACTCGGTGCCCTCGGTGCCCTCTATTTCATCGATGACCCCGGCATCGGTCATGACCACGCTGCTGATTTTGAAATCACTGACACTTGGACGGACCAATGCCAGGCTGGCAGCGGATACCTCCTGCAATACGCCTTTGCTGTAGGCCGTGAACGCGGCGATGGTCACCGTGTCATCCGTCGCATGGACGGACAACAGCCGTTGCCCGGTAACGATGCCGTTGGGCCGGATATCCGGATCAAAACCGGACTTGCCGGAATAGAGCGTGCCCGCGGTGAACACCTGATGATCCCCGCTGTCGACCATGACGGCGAAATCCGTCAGCACCCGGCCAAGCTCGATCTGTACTTTGCCTCGTTGGGAAGTTGCCATTTTTAAGTTCTCCTGTGTGGTAAAGTTTTATTTCAAACCGCTCCGCCGGTTTCTTCGTTGAACCCGATTACTTCCTCGACGCGCGCCTCGTAAGAGCCGTCAAAACAATTATACGGATCACCGATATCGGTTTTGTATTCCACCTCGATCGAGATGCCGACCACTAAAACGGTTTTGGATAGATCCATGTATTGATCGGGGCCGCCGTTGATATAGGCCATGTCGGAGGCATCGGACGGGGTTGCGCTTAGCGTGGCCTTGATAAGCTCGCCCAGCACCGCTTCGGCAAGCACCGAGGGGTTGGCGGCGCCGATCTTGATCAGGCAATAAATATCGACCTGCATGGTGCAGACGTGCATCTGATACTCGTTGCGCTCGACGTTTTCCTTGCGCGGCATCACGGCGATGATCGGCAGGGGATCGACATCCGGGTCATAATTCTCATAACCCCGCTCCACCGAGGGAGAGGCGATGGTCGTGAAACCGGTATATGTGTCCAGCGTCGCAACAATAGCGGCGATGATCTTCTCGCGGATCGTGTCAGCCATCAGGCGATGCCTTTCAGGACCACGTCGACCTCATGCGCGAAATTGGTATTGAGTTTCTCGCCGGCGTCTTTTTGCAGCTTGGCCCAGTTCTCCGGCGTGTTGTAGACGATCTCGGGATGAGGCGCCGAGAACGTATCCAGCCGCGCCCGCGACCCGGTCTTGCCGCCACTGCCCGGCGGGCCGTACCGCCCATAAAGTTTTACATGCTGGCCGCGCGGATCGCCGGGCCGCCGGAAAATGATGTCCTTGCCGGATTGCCGGCCGGATGCCTTGAAGGCCCGCGGAATAAGTTTGATGCCGGTCGACTTCTTGACGTTTACGGACACGCCCTTTGTCGTCTGCCGGGTGCCGGTGATGTCCGTCATGTGGACGTTGGTGCCGGTGGATTTTATGGATGCGGTCAAATTGGCATAGGTGGCCTTATTGATAGAGATCCGCTTGCGCAGGGCCGCGGCCTTGTAGTTGTAATCCCGGCGGACCAGGGTGACCATTGCGGTTTTGGTGTTGGCGGCCGTCTTGTTCAGGGCCCGGGAAAAAACCTTGGGAAACCCGTCCTTGACGCCGTCGAGCATCAGCTTGGTTTGACTCAAACTCGTTTTGTCCAGCTTGACTTGCATTTAATTCGTCTCCACCGATGCCATGCCCTCGTATGCCGTCCACGCATCCGGATAGTCCGCCATCGACCGCACCGTGTAAACCGTGCCGCCGATGGTGAATGCCTCCCCGCGTTTGACCTTGCGGTCCAGGTCCGCCCGTTGGTAGCTGATCGTGGTTTGCGGCTCGGCCACCTGGACGGATCCGCCCGGCTGATAATTACTGTCAATGTCCAGAATCACGTTGAACGGGATATTATCCCCGATCAGCGGCGAGAAAACAGCCTCGACACCCATCATGCACGTCGCGTAAATATCAACCAGGGCGGCTTTTGCGGAATCATCGAAACTCATTGACTACTCCACCATCAGATAGCGCAGGGAAACCGTGATCTTGCCGGTCAACAGGGCCGCGACGGCAACCGTAAAGGTCAGCTTATTGATGCTGGCGGTCAGCTTGATAGCCGTCGCCGCGGTCCCCACCGGCACCGTGTCGAGCAGGGCGGCCAGGGTCAAACTGGCCACGGCCGTCGCCCCCAGAATATCGCCGGCGCCAACCGCCATGACGGCCACGGTCGCCGAGCCCTCCGAGGTCGCCGCGACATTGACATGAACGATACCGTCCAGGATAACGGCGCCCTTGGGGATACCGTCGCCTAATACTTCGATGGCGCCGATCGCGCCGCCATGTTTGGTGAAATCGTACTGATAACTGGCCACGCGGCAGTTATTTTCAAGCGGTGAGCTTTGCATGATCGAATCTCCTTTTTATTCTTAAACCGGTCCCGGTGTGGCCGGGACCGTTGTTATTTGAGTACTGCCGATTAATTACCGTCGTTCAAAAACAGCCCGCGCCAATCCATGGCCTTGGCGCCGACATCGATGCGCACTTTGTACTCGACGCCGTCGACGCTCCAGCCGTCTTTGCTATCCAGGTACGGTTTCTGCACGCCGTTGAGGAAAAAAGCCTTGATGGTCTTGCCCTTGGCGGCGGCCAGATACCAGGCGGCCGGATCGTCATCGTCCAGGCGCGGCTCATAGACGCGGGTGAAATAATTGCCGGCGTAGGGGTTTGCGCGGGTAGCCGCCAGACTGGAATCGGTGGCCACGGTGTCGGAATCAACAAACCTTTCCGACCGGAAAAATACTTCCGTTGTGCCTTCCAAAGCTGCCGGCGCGATGAAAAAATGCGGACGGATATTCAACCGGCGCAGGCCGAGAATATCCAGCTGGTATTTCATGGCCAGGATAGCCGCGGCCATGGTCTCGATGCCGGGAATCGCTCCGCTGGACACATAGTTGGCGTGGTCGGTGGAGAAAAGTGCGAGACCGTCGCCCATGACGGCATTGGCCGTGAGCACCGCGTAAACCACGTCTCCGACCTTGCGGGCGGCGGCCTCGCCATGCGCCATGGGGATGTCCGTCAGGGCGCCGAGATCGTCGTTGATGATGGTCTGGCGGCTCAAGGCAAACAGCTTGCCGTAGGTGGCGATCGAATAACCCTCCTGACCCTCGCCGCGCGCCCCGTATTTGTAGGGCACGGTATCCGGGATCTCATCCAGGTCGGACATCTCCGAGGCCCGCGGCGCGTAGTTGGTTTTGAAATCCGAAACCGAACCCGTTCCGACCCAGACCTGCCAGGTCTCGCCAGCGGTGTCCCAGCCCATTTGGATCGACTTGTTGGCCACGTTGGCCAGCAGAAACGGAAAATCGGATGTCAACATGGCGCGGCCGACCATCTCCATGGGGTTGCCGCCGGTTTTGCAGTTGGCCACCTGGAGGCAGTGGCGGGCCAGCTCGCGCAATGTGTAACCGGTAAGATCATTGGCGCCGGGCGCCGGTTTCTCGATGCTCATGACGCCGGCACGGATGATCAGGGCGTCCTCGGCGGCGGCGCGAAATTTGTCGCGCTCATCGGCCTCAACGCCCGCCGGTCCGCGGTGACCGAACTTGGGGTCACGGGTCTTTGCCAGATGGTCGAGCAGCTTGGCGCGGACCACTTCCAGATCGTCTCCCCGGCTGATCATATCGTCGGCCAGCTCGGGACAGCCTTGCACATTGCACATGGCCCTGATCTCAGTACTTCTTTCACGCTCCAGGCGGACGGCCTCGGCGCGCGCGGCATCGACGTCGGGAGGCGGATCAACGGCCGGCGGCGCGGTTTCTCCGAGTTGCAGTTTCTCAAGCTCACGGACATACATTGCCCAGGCATCGTCCTCACCGGCGTCGGCGGGAAGGCCGCGTTTTTCAAGCCATTCTCTCAATTTCTTGTTCATTGCTTCTGTCCTTTCCCGCTCCCGCTTGGGTTGCGGCACGTTGTGGTTGTCTGGTAGGTTGGCGGCGCGCACCCTGGCCAGCTCATCCGCCCCGATCGGACAGATGCTCAGCTCCTTGATCCGCCACCGGCTGGTGACCCGGACCGGTCCCTGGTATTTTTTCCCTTTGACGATAGTACTTTCGCCATCCGGCACCCAGGTCGACTCGATCTGGCGATAGCCGGCGGAGAAGTCAGTCAAGTGGCCCTCACGCAGCTTGGTGTAGGGTCCCTCCGCCTCGGGGACGCTGGAAAAATAGGCCCGTCCCACCAGCTGATCCCCCTCGCGCTTCATTCCGCGATAGGATCCCAGGACGCTGACGGTTCCATCCCAGCGATTGTGCGTATCCAAAAGCGGCACCTGCCGGCTGTCCGGCATTTCGAGCCCGGCCATGAGTAGAATCTCGGGCACGACCTCGAACCGCTCATAATCGAAAATCTCCACCGGGTTTTCCGTAACGCCGACCACCTCGACCGAACGGTTCTGCTCGTCCAGGGTGGCGGGCGCGCCGGTCGCATCGGTGAGCAGACGCATGGTGCGGTAGGCCAGACGGGGTTCTCTTGTTGATCGTGTCGTCAAACTATTTTTTTTCATGTTTACTCAAACCCTCGCTGAAATGCTCTCAAGCAGGTCCATGATCTCGAAATCGGCGGCCCGGCCGGACACGCCCGCGTCCTGGCCGGTGACCGCCGCCGGGTTGTTGGCCAGCGCCGTGGAGACATCCGCCACGCTGATGCCGTTCTCCTCACAAAGTTTTTTAAACGCCGCCGCCTCTTTGACCACCGCCTCGGGATCCCGGCCGCGGGCTTTTATAATCTCCTGGGGTGATTTCAAGACGGCGGCGATATCGTCGATGTTGGCCTTGGATTCGCGCAAGGGGTCTTGGCTCTCCATGCCCGGCGGTTGCATTTCGCGCAGCTGCCAGCGGTATGGATTGCTCGCGTAACCCGGGTAGGTCAGTTTGCCGGTCAATACTGCCGAATTGTAAAAGGGGGTCAGGGTCGGCGTGCAGTAATGGCGGATGTGGCGGCCCCACAGCGGGCGCAGGGCCTGCCGGAAATCGTTGCGCACCAGCTTGCCGGTCGAGTAGTTCATGCCCTGGTAGTCACCGGACAACAACTCGTAGGGCAGCCCCGTGGTGACCGAGAACATGCACAGCACCAGACGCACGAAGGGCATGAAGTTGGCACCCGGCCGCGGGTTGCTGGTCAGCTCGACATCCTCCCCCGGCCGCAGGTATTCGATGATGGCATTCTCCAAATCCTCGATCTTCTCACCGTAATCGCCGTCCTGGACCCCGGCGGCGGCCTGGCGGCTGATCGGATCCATGGTTTTGACCAGGGCCAGGTATTTGGATGCCATCTTGGCGCTGTCGATCTCGGAATCCATCATCATCGCCAGGTCGTCGGCCACCAGCACGCCGGGCGCGAACGGGGAGACGCCGCGCAGCTGGCCGGGCCGCAAAACATCGAAGCCGTGGATCACGTCGGCCGCCGCGATCCGCTCCGTGCGTCCCAAAATCGACGGGCTCCAGGTGTCCGGGTTGCGGAAGTGGTAAGCGATGATCCGGCCGCTGTCCAAATCATACTCGATGCCCTGATCGATGATGCTGGCGCCGGTCTTGCCCATGGGCGTGGTGTTGTAATCGGTCAACCAGTCCGGCTCGATGGTCTGCAGGCAGTAAGGCAGGTAACGGGATTTTGTTTTAGCGTCATAGCGTTTTACCAGCAGGAACTCACCGCACTCGGCGTCCTGCCGCTTGGCCAGGCGCATGATCTCGTAGTAATGCAGTTTGCCGGCGTAGTCCGCCTCGTCCGCCCAAAAATTAAAGACGTCCTCGGTCTGCTGGATGCGGCGCTGGTCCAGATCCCCGGATGGTTTCTGGATCCGGCTTTGGAATTTGATGCCGTCGCCCACGACATAATCAACGGATACATTCACCGCCCGGGCAAAATAGGGAAAATCGCGCACCAGTTGCCGGACCCTGGCCCGGATCTTGGCCGATGAGGCGCCGATGATCACATTCACATTGGAATTTACCGGCGACCAGACCCCGGTGGATTTGGTGGTTTTAGCGGCGGCATAGAGCATCGACCGCATTTTGCGGCGCATCAGGCCGCGCTTTGGTGAGACAATCCCGATGGCGTTATCAATGGCTTCACCGAGCTTGCGCGCGATTGCCATCAGCGCCGCCTGATCTGGCGAGCATAGGTTCGGATCGACCCGATGCCGTTGGCCATTTCGTAGTTGGATATCTGAGTTTCCAGCCAGGGGATTTGGTCGGTGCGGTATTCGATCGTTTTGCCGCCGGGTATCGTCACCCGTGCCACGCCGCTCGTGCCGAGCTGGATCAACGCGGCCCGGAATGAGTTATACTCGTCTACGGTGATTTGCATGGAAAACCCCAAGATATGGTTGGCGCCATCTGATTATGGGACCATATCATGGGGTTTTTGGGGGTTTGGTGGTTTGCGGGTATTTGCGGTTATTTGATCCTTATTTGCGGATATTTGCGGTTATTTGGTATTGTTTTTCGCTTGACAGGGGGTTTACGCCGGTTTTTTTTGCCTACGGTAGAAATATCTTCTTCTGGGCACATTATTTACTTGACACCATGCAATACATGTATTATATTGTATGTATCAATGCAGACAACCAAACAAGGGACCAGAAAATGAACACATTTAAAAGTATCGACGAAGCCAGAACATACGCAGCCGGAAAACCGCAGGTCAGCCACATTGTAGAAATCGAACCCGGCATGCCTGGAATCAATCAATACGTTTGCGCAACCGTCAACGCCAAAGTGCTGCGAGCCGGCCTGAAAAATAAACCCATGGCGGAAGTCAAGGCGGTAGTGGGCGATGTCGTCAACCTGGCGGACGAACGGCAGGCGATCCGGCAGGCTGAAGAGAAAGCCGTTTTTGAGTCTGCCAGGGCCGCGGGGACCGCTTTCCGGGTCGTCGAAATCGCCGATCAATACGGGGCGGACCTGCAATGGGCGCGGCGCTTAACCGAAACCGAGCAAGCAAAATATTCCGATTGGTTTAGAAAGGTAGGCATGATCGGGTTTGCATGCGGACCTGCGCTAAAAGTCGAAGTGCAGGCGGTTTTGAAGGTCGTTGCCGGCCGCCGGCCGGATGGCGCGTTTTTGGGTTGCACGAATCGGGCGTGGACGATCACTGAAAAAGAATGGATCCAAATCAAAGAATTGACGGCGCAGATCGTAGCCGGCAAAGCCGCAAAAAAAGAAGTCAACCGGCAGTTGGCGGACCAGGATATCCAACACAAAATTGATACCGGCTATTGTTTCAATTGCGAATCGTATTGTTTTGGCGATTGCGGAAACTACCAAAAAGACCCGATGTTCAAAGCCGCGCGCGACTTCCAGGGCGCCGTCGGTGAAATGTATTACGGCATCAAAGATTGATCACCCGGGGGCCGCGCATCCAATCACGCGGGAAAGGCTTGAAAATGAAAATATGCGACGCATGCGGCAAACCGGTCAACGGCGGCATCAGTATGGGCGGCGCCTTGATCTGCCGGGAATGTAATTACGATGTCATCACGGAAATGGAGGAATTGCGCGCGGCGGGGAAACCGGTCAATGTTTTGCACATCGCTAAGCGTAAATTCCGGGAAATCAACGGTGAGCCTGGCGTCCTGCAGATCCGCGACGTGCCGGCGGAATTGCGCGAGCAGATGAACAGAGCCGCTTTCGAAAAAAAAATATCGTTACGGGAGTTGGTTTTGCGGGCGTTGTACCGATATTTTGATTGATTTCAAAGCAGAGCAGTCATATTATAAAATTTTTTCTCGAATATGCTGAGCAATAGAACGCATAAACAAAGGAGGAACACTGTTTCCGATCCGTTCCCATTGTTGTCTGTAATTGCCTATCACTTTGAATGTATCTGGAAAAGATGCTAAACGTTTTATTTCTGGAATCGTCAAACGTCTATTTTCAAACGGATGAATCGTTCCCGATGTTGTATTTCCAAAAGATTTTATAATGGTATTGCTAGGTTTTTTCCATTTAATACGTACAAGGCCAAAATGTTTTTTCTTTTCTTTACCAGTCAAAACTCTAAACATCTGCCATGTTTCCTTTAACCTGGCAGGCAAAATATCTTTTTCCGTTTGGCTGATAGAATCAAAAGCATTTTCGACTGTAAATGGATAGTTTTGTGCTTTTGGATGACTTGGTTTTATACCTATATCATTTCTAACGCCTATGAATATTATACGCTCCCTAGATTGAGGAACATAAAAATATTTAGCATTCAGCAACCTAGCCGATACATCATAACCACTTGATTTCAATTCTCTCATAATGTCAGCAAAAATGAATTTCATCTTTCCTTTTACCATCCCCGATACGTTTTCCATTATAAAGACTTTTGGCTGCAGCCCTCGTAACAATCTGACATACTGACGAAATAACAGATTTCGATTATCAGAAATTTCACGTTTTCCGGCAGTACTAAATCCTTGACACGGTGGAGATCCATCAAGCACGTCAAGCTGTCCTGGTTGTATCAATCCGCCTAACTCCAGACATCTAGATACAGATAGTTGAGCAATATCGCCATGATAAACCGGTACAGATTGAAAATTAAATTTGAATGTTTCAACAGCATTCTGATCTATTTCAACGGCTAAAAGTTCTTTAAATCCTGCCATCGAGTATCCCAAAGATGATCCTCCACATCCGGCAAATGTACTGATAACAGTTGGGGCGGCCGGTTTTCGTGGAACAAGATGCGCACTCCATGATTCCTCTAATATCTTAATATAGTTATTTCTTTTTGGCATGTTCATGACCGCAATGTGGGCATCGACAAAGTTCGATATCATCTGTTATTGATTCGTCATATTCATTGAACTCAATATCATTTAAATTATCTGAAAAATTAATATTATGCAGCCATTCATCTGTCATGCCCGGAATTTCGAAATCTGTTGAGATAGATCCAAGAAGTTCTCCCAATATATGAGTATCGGGAAGATTAGCAAATGGAATTGCATTGTCTGCGACAAGCAAGGCTTTTTGTTGGTTTTCTGTTAAATCATCTCGAATTAAAGCATAAATTTCAGTCATGCCCTTTCGTTTTGCAGCTTCTACAAGTCCATGGCCTGCAAGGATGATATTTTGACAAACAACAATATTTTTGAACTGGTCAAACTGTTCAAGGGATTTTTCAATTTCTCTGATCTGTGCTTCTGGGTGAGTATTGTAGTTCATCGGATGCGGTTTCAAATCTGCAATTTTTAATTTCTTTAAAATCATATTTGTCCTTGTCCCGTTCCCATGCTCTGCGTGGGAATGTTGGCTTGTGCGTTCCCACGCAGAGCATGGGAACGAGAAGTCCGGTGTCAGTCTTTATTTTCAAAATCCCCGGCCGCCAACCGCCGGAACCACTCCACCAGCTCGGTTCGATGCGACACCCACTGACCGCCCAGCTTGCGGATCGGAAAAGACTGATATTCCCGCTTCCACTTCATGATCGTGTGCTCGGAAGCGTTGCCAAGAACCGGGCGAATGTTGTTGATGCCGCAAAGAATATTGTTTTCAGACTCTTGCATCAATGACCCCCGATCACGAAAATTATTATCCCGAAAATTGTCGCCCAAAAAACCGCGACCGCGCCGGCAACGAACAGGAGGCCGCTAAGCAGCGCCGTTGCCCGCCCGCCGGTTTTCCTGTTTTTTCCCGATATGGCCATAAATACTTCCATTAGTACTTAGTGAGTACTCATAGAGTACTCAAGGAGTACTTTTTGAGTACTTCTATATATTCTCATCAAACAACAAACTTTGCCGGTGGTCTTGATAATCGAGTTTGCGACGGCCTTGTTCCGGCTCCTTGAACCGGGTACAAACCGGCACCCCGTCCCGATAGCACCATTCCCGCGGGTATTCATCGTCGTATTCGTCGAATATCAGGGTCCGCATTAAGACCTTGCACTCCCTGCCGCCTTGCTCGTAATGGCAATGGGCACACCAACCATCCATGAAACACATGCCTTCGGTGCCGTTGCTGGGCCGGTATAGTTTCATGTTGCTTTCGTCTTTTGCATCCGTGACAATCGCCATTGAATCGCCATCTTTGTATAGCTCAATCATTTGTAACCTCATTCGTTTTTCAATTCGTCTATAAACGGAATCCATATTTTTTCCCAAAAACCGCTCACTTCTGATTTGATACGTTTCGCATTTGGCAGCCCATCGTAATCTTTGAATACTTTTTCAAACCAATCGCTATAAACAAGTTTATGAAACAGAATATCTCCCTTGTGATATTCTTCAACTATTTCCAACAACTCATCCCAGGCATCTCTTGCATCCTGTTCGTTCAAGTCGCCATCTCTTCTTAAATTTATTATTGTTCGCTTGATCTGATCTGAATATTTATCAGGGTCCGGTTCATACATTTTGCCATTCGTAAATTTGTTCATCGCGTAGTGCATATCGATTTTACAAAGAAACTTTTTAGGGTCCTTTCCGCAGTGAGTCCAAAAATATGCGTAACTGCCATAATCAGAGTTAATTACAACATCAACAGACTCAGGACCCGTTTGGATAATTGCGATATGCCCCCACTCAAAACCGTTGCGCAGTTCATAGACTTCAGCAGTTTTTTTTATTATTTGCATCACCACCGCCTCGCTTTTGATGTCTCCGCCTTATCCCGTTTCCGGGACGGACCAACAGCCAACACCTGCCCCGGCTTGGGCCAGAACGCCACGCCAAGGATCTCATGCGCCACCAGCAGCTGGGCAGCACAGTCCCAGGCATGATTCGCCCGGTTGTACGGGTTCTCCCATATCCCTTTATCGTTGATCCCCTCCACGGTCATCTGCCTGGCCCAATCCTGGGTGATCTGGCTGTGATAATGCCAGCACCCCGGATCGCCGGACAAAATCTCCAGGATCCCCGCCAATTGATTTTTGAAATAGTTGGTGTCCCAGCGGATCAACTGCATCCCGCCCGGGATCGGTTTTTTCATGCCCGGGTAAAACTGGATATTGGAGTAGGCGAAGGGGCTCGCCATGGTCTGCTTGCCCATCGTGGGCAAAATCAGCCCGCGATGCTGCCGGCAAAAATCGTAAACCTCACTGGTGCGATGGCCCATGGCATCGTGCAGGGTCAACCGCACCGGGTAGCGGGTGCCGGCGGCATCGAGGCATTGGTCGACCCACAACACCCGGGCCAGGGCGTCGAAGGTGGGCACCTTGCCCTCCCGGACGCACCAGGAGGCCCGCTCCAGGCCATAACCGAAGGCCCGGATCTCGTAGTAAAAGCCGTCGTCCTGGGTATCCACGGCGGCCAGCAGGCAGGCCACCACGCCGCCCCCGGGCACAACGCCCCGCGGCCGGTCGTCGGCCAGGGCCAGGATGCTCTCCTCCTTGCGCTCGATGGAAAGCGCCAGCCACGGCTCGGCGGCGTGGCCGTTTAAAAAATCCTTCAGCTTGTTTTTATCCTGCAGGCCGGCCAGGAAAGCGTGGGCCACCTCCCACAGCTTCACGAAAGGCGACAGCCAGGACGGGATATGAAACCCGATGGTGATCGGCCGGATCCGCGCCAGGGCCAGCTCGATCGGCTGATTCTGCTCACGGTCGCGCCACCCGCCGGCGCGCACCGCCAGATCACGGTCCGCATCGTCCCATTTGCCCTCGCAATGCGCGCAGGCATACCAGCAGGCTTGCTCGGCCTTCATGCGCAGCGGGTCGCGCAAATCCTCCGGCCATTTGATTTGATCGAAAACCATTTTCTGAGCCGCCCCGCACAAGGGACAGCACACCCAAAAATCGAATACCAGCTGGCATTCCCTGGTCAATGCCGTCCAGATCGGCCCGGTCTCGATGCTCGGCGAGCTGGTCCGCCAGACTTTGCGCATGTGCACGAAGGTCCTCGTCCGTTTTTTCGCCAGATCCGCCGGTCCCGCCTCGCGCTTGCCGGCCGTGACCGGATATTTGTCCTCCTCGTCCAGCACCACGTAGGGCAGCGGCTTGTTAGCCAGCTGGGATGCGCTGTTGGCCCAGGCCATGTACAGGATCGCGCTTTTCAACCGGATTTTCTTGGCGCCGACATCATCGGCCACGCCGGTGAAATACTCGGCGAGCTTCCGGCTGTCCTCGATCATCGGCTGGATCCGGTCGGTGCAATTGGTCTTGGCCGTGTCCTCGTCCGGGAACACCACCAGCGCGTTACCCGGCCGCATGTCCACGGCATAGCCCAGGCAGGTGTAGTTCATCTCGCTCTTGCCGGTCTGAGGCGCCGCGCAGACCACGATCTCCTGCACCGACGAGTAGAATGACGCATCCATAATCCCGGCCAGGTACGGCACCTGGGCGTTGCGCCACGGTCCGGCCTCGGCGGCATCACGCGGCAGCTTGCGGTAACGCTCGGCCCATACCGAGGGCGGGATCATCTTGCGCTTGCGCATGATCCGTTTCTGCGCCGGTGGGATCCGCGGCGCCGGGAACGATTCCAGCCGGGCCAGTTGCGCCGGCGTGAACCATACCGGCCGGACCGGGAGGGGTTGGGTGTTGCCGGGTAGGATTGTTGGATTGGTCTTGGGCATGTGATCAGTCCTCATGATTTCAGCAAGCGATATCTTTTTTCGCGCAGACCACGCATTGACGCTGCCGGAATATACGGCGGCCGTCGCGCACATCGCGGACTTCCGACCAGCCCCCCCAGTTGTGAAACCCGAACAGACAAGCGAGACGACGGAAAAACATATTGCCCCCTTTCTAAAATTGCTGCACTCGCGCATACAGATAGTTACACATCCCTGTACTTTTTCCCAAATTCCACACTTGTCTCGATTTTGGTCATTTTTTCAGCTCCTTTTTTCTCGTAGATGACGCGATCAGTTTTGTAAAACCTTCCTGTCTGCCACCAAACTTCGACAACAACCTCCCGGGACATATCTGCTCGAGTTGTTCCGCAACATGGGCAAAAATCCGGTGGAGGAAATGGCCAAAACGGATGGTGTTGCGGATAAATTTTCCCGCACTTGCAAACCAAACCATGCACGTATTTTCTCTTTTCCATTTCAGCTCCCTATTTGCCGGTCGACAACGATGTTAAGCTCCTTCATCCGCGCGAACGCATCCATCAACTCATCCAACCGCGGATAAAAATACTCGCGGATCAGATCCGCCTTTTTCACATCCCCGCCCACAAGTTGCACCACCTCCGCCGCGCTTTGTCGCACCAAATGCCGGAAACCGGCATCCAGGGCCGCCGTCTGCATGGCCAGCTCCAGCTCGAAGTCCTCGATTTTACGATACCGCTCCTGGTCCCGCTCGTTTTCCCACTCGTACCGCTCGTAACGTGCAATGGATATCCGCAGCTCGGCCCGCATTTTCTGCACCGCCAGATCCTCGGTCTCGTCGGCCCGGGTCACCGTCGTTTTGGACAGCATCGCCCGGGCCACATACGCCATGGCTTCGGTCATGGTGATGGCCCTGGTGTCCGTCGCCTTGAGCAACCCCTTTTTCTGATCCACGTAAACCTTGGATTTTTTGATCGGCACGTCCCGGCCGGCGGCGCAATACCCCTCATCGGCCAACCAGCGCGCCAGATCGGCCACGGACCCGATGACCTCCGGTCCGGATTGATCGACATCATCCAGCCCCAGACCGTGCAGCATCTTTTCCAGGGCGTTGCGCGCCGCCTGCCAGGCCCGTAGGTTGGCCGGCGAGTTGTCGGCGATATGCCGTTTCATGGCGTCCACTTCGCCCTGGAACAGCGCCGCCACCCGCGTGTAATCATCGGCCGATATTTTATCTTTTAACGATTCTATGTATTTGACGCTTATTTGCATATTATTTAAAAAAATGCTTGACAATGTTTAAAACATTTACTATATTGGGCTATACGATAAAAAAGCCCCGGCCGGATCCAACCCGGACGGGGCACAAACGGCCCCCCATTTTGGGGAACAGGAGGCTAAACCCATGAATAGCATCGATATCAGCAACAAAACAAGAGATATGGTCAGCGAGGCGCAGGCCGCCGGCAGCACGGCAACGACCCGCAAGGGAGCAATTAAATATTTGCTGGCCCACCGGCCTGTACGCGACCACGAACGATTCCAGCCGCTGCGCGAATACGATGGCGGGGTCCGGCGATCGGGGTGGAATGTTGAAACATCCTGGAAAAACGCGGTCCAGGCCCGCAAATCCAACCCCGCGGCCAAGCGCGCCCGGGACGATAAAAACTACCGGCAAAAATTCCTGGCCGCGTGCCGGCGCGAGGAAAAACGGCTGGTGAAAAACCCCACCCCGTCCGCCGATGCAGCCTATAACCGCCTGGCCGAAATCGCTAAACAGCGGGCGATTGCCACGTCCCGGCCGGTGGCAAGAATACCGAGTCGCAAATGGATGACCGATTATGAAGCCCGGCAAGTAGCGGTCACCATCGCCCATTGCGCCGGCCTGGCCAATGATGGTTTCGATTCCGGCCGCGGCGACCACCACGAAATCCATGTCATAGATATCATTTACGGCGATGGTCTCGCCCTTTACAACGGCCTGCCGCCGGTGTTGGCCGTGGTCGAACATGCCCGCAAACGTGTTTACGCAAAATCGTCCGCTTGGTTTCCGGGTTATCGATCGGATCGCTACTTGATCGGCCAAAACGATTCGGGCACAGCATTTGCCCACCAAGTCAGCCACAATGTCGTCACCGTCGCCGGCGCCCATAACTGGATCTGGTCCGGCGCCGTCATTATCGCCCGCCAAGGGGACGTCGGCGTGGCGCCCAGCCACCTGAAAAACGTCACCGGTGATGATTGTGATATCCCGATCGGCGGTGGGCATTCCCGCCACCGCTTCGTTGGTGAGTGCTACGACAACGGAAGCCTGCATGTTCGCAGCGGTTTCCTGATCCACACCGCCGGCCAACACCCGCCGATCTACCTGGACGGCTCCTGCTGGCGCCGCATCGTAATTGCCAGGCGATCCGAACGTGGAATGTCCACCAGTGATTGATACACGCGCCCGGGAATGGCGATCAAAATCATCTGCAGCCAATGCGGATACTAACGAAAGAGAGGAATCATGCAAAAAAAATCCGATGAAATGCGGGCCACGGCCCCGAAAATCAACATCAACACCGCCAAATGGTATGAGCGGCACTTCAACACCCTCAATGCCGGCGCTACCTGGACGCTGGAATCCCTCCCGATCATTTACCGGCAGTCCCTGGCGGAAATGCGCGGCAAATTCACGCGGGGCGAGCTTTGCATGATGATCGATGTACTGAACGGCGTCGCCGCGCTGATGACATATGGATCGCACGGATTGGCCGGGCAACACCTCCCGTTTTCCGTGCACGATTCTTTTAACTTGTATCCCGGCCAGTTCGAGGAAAAATGGGATATCCAGTCCGGCGCGATGAATGCCAAAATAGCGGGACTGACCCGTTTCCAGATCATTTGCCTGGAAATATGGGCGGCCGGATGGCGGGGAGGCGTAGACTATCAGGACGCCGGGGCGATTGATGACCATTGCAAGCCACTTCTGGGAGGCGAACTTGAGGCAGGCAATCAGCCGTAAATTTTTCTCGTCCATGGGTTGTCCTCGTCAGAACGGGATATCGTCATCGTCCACGGTTGCGGCGGGCGGTGCAGGCCCCCCCGATCCTGACGCCTCGGGATAGTCGACCGGATTCCGCCGGCGCTCCTGGCTGGAATCCGGTTTGCCGCCCAAAAAAAGGACTTCGTTGTGGCTCACTTTTTGTTTGTGCCTTCAACGCCCCGCGCAATACGCACATTAGTTCGATGGTTCAGCCATTGCATGGCCTCTTCAAGTTTTATAAGCGCCAGGTCATTTTCACGGCAGGAAAGTTCACCGGCCTGGAATGATTGCAGCCGGTCAATAACGATGGCAATCAGGTCTTCTTGATGACAGCCATTCACACCGAACTCTTTCACTGGCCCGTTTTGGAATCTTATTTCGGCGAACGGCATTGCACCCTGGAAATCATCTGCCGGATGGTTATCGCGCACGTAATATTCGTGGCAAGCACCATCTTGTCCAGGTTCGTCTGCTACAAAAATTCTTGTGAACCTCGTTGTTTTAATTTTAATTTCTCTCATTTTGTTCTCCTTTTTTTTGTTGTGAGTTACAATGTTTTTTCCGCTCATGATGTTTCCTTTGGTTTGCTTGTTTTACCAATTTCATCGAACCGGCGAATCCGCATCTCTCCGGCCGCCACCAGCCGCAAGATGTCTTGCTTGGCATCCACCAGCAGGGCCGCCGCCTCGAATGCCGCACGCATCCGCTCGCCGCCGTTGCTGTTGTCGATGCCGGGATTGAACCGGATTACCACGCCGCCGCCGGACAGCCCGACCACGGCGCCCAATTCCGGGTGCCCATCCAGATACTCGCGCAACGCGACGATCGAGCCACACGCCCGCCATCCGTTCGCCACAACAACATTTTTATCATCAGCCGCATGCCGGTCTTCCCGCCCGTCATCCTCGTCCGCCCCGGGACCGCCCGCCGCCGGCCCGTATTTTTGCCGTATTTTTTCCAGCGGATTCATATCAGCCACCTGCCGCCGCCCCCCTGCCCCATATCAAGCCCACGCCGCCCAAAACCAAACCACCACGCCCGCGGGGCCGGATCCCTGGATTGCCGGGCGCCGGGAGCAGCGCGGTCGATCGACCAGGGCGGATAGACCCGCTTTGGCATGGTTTGGCCCTGTTTCCACCTATGTTCCAATTATTTCCACGACCATGTTTGGCCCTGTCTAAAAAATATCCGGTCAGGGCGGGGACATTTTTGGTCAGGGTGAAAACTTTTCACCCTGACCGGATTTCAACCTATGATTTCGAACGTTTCCACTACTTGGTCAGGGTGGTCAGGGGTATTTTCAATAAAATAGCTTCTGGGAAATGTGTGACGCGCGCGCACATAGCGCGCGCGTTTAAACGCGCGTTTCCCGCGCACACGCGCTAATGTGCGCGCACACATGCGCGTTTATAACGCGCGCGCTATGCGATCGCGTGCGCGATAAGCCGAGATACCCCTGACCACCCTGACCACCCTGACCGGCGCTTGATATTATTACACATTTTTGGTTACCCCGCTCTGACCAAAAATGTCCTGGCTCTGACCGGGGATGTTTCGTGGTAAATTCTTGCCATGTATATCCTCCAAATCAACCTCCACGCCGTCGGATTTGGACCACATCACCCGTTCTCCTGGTCGGCGAAATCGATCCCGATCCCGTTGATGTAACATTCACGCCCGTTGGTCGCCGTGCGTGGCCGATGCTGCTTGAGATTGGCCACCGCCGAATACAGCTCTCTAAAAAAGTTCTCACGGCCCATGATCGAATAGCCGTTGCTGTCGACATATCGCTTATATTGTTTGTAAAGCTCCTGTTTTTTAACGGTTTGCCTGGCGTCGATGATGCAGGCATCCTCAACAAAACAGAGCACCGGGTTGTTGGCCCGCCGGTGATCCATCATCAGTTGCCGGGTCTCGTCGCAATCGGTGAAAGCGCCCTGCTCCCACAGCCGGTGTAATCCAACCAGCGCCCACTGAAAGATGTCAGACCGCTCGGCCATCAACTTCTCAAGCAAATCCGGATCGCCGTCGGTTAAGAACTGGCGCTTGAATGAGATCGGCAACAACCGCCGGAACGGCCCGTCACTGTTGTCGAGGATCCGCGGGAGACGGTTGCCGGCGAAAACGAGCTTACAATACGGCCGGAACTGGAAGGCATTTTGATGCTTGAAGGCCGCCGAAATCGGATCGCCCGAGACAATCGCTTTGAAATAGGCGCTCTCCATGGCTTTGGAGCCGACTTCGGTGGAGATGTTGAGCATCTTGCCGTAAAGGCTGCTCCGGTGGAACTGATCCTCAAGATCCTGGAACGACACCGCCGAGCAGTTTTCCGGCCCGGTCAATGCTTCTAAAACGCTCATCAGCTTGGATTTGCCGTCGGCGCCGGGTCCTAATAACAGTAGGGCTTTCTCAAAGCGGATTTCCCGGGTGAGAACATACCCGCAAAATTCTTGAACCTGGGCGATGGGCCCCGGGGTCTGGATGGTCTCATCCAAATACTGCAGGAACCTCTCACAGCGGCCGGCGGCGTCCGGCTCGAACCGCACCGGCAACTGGTAGCTTGCATAAAAATCCTTGCGATGCGGCACCAGCTCCAGCGTGCGCAGGTTGAGCTGGCCGTTGATCGTACACACCCAGTTTTCACGGTCGTTGAGCGTCCGGCCGTGGGGCATCGTGGACAACCGTTTGGCCATGAAAACAGCATCGCGCACCCGCGACTGCTGCGCCTCGTCGCCCAGCAGGGTGATGCCGCGGGCGTCGAGATGATCCTCCGGGAACCGCTCAAAAAACGCGCCGTTCCAGCGGTGGATCAAACCGGTGTCCGGCTCGCTGATGATCTCCAGCTCCGCGCAAAGCCGGTCGGCCAGCAGCCGCGGTTTAAACGACATCCGCCCGTTCGGCCCGCTGTCGAAAAAATCCAGCGCGCAGGCGTTGCGCATCTCCTCGACGACCACCGGCTCGGCGGCATCGATCAGGGCCCGCAGGTCGGCGGCGCTTTTGCCGTGTTTCACAAAAAAATCAGTCAGGTCCTCGCCGTGGTCTTTTGGCCATTCCCCGTCCGCCTGGCGGCCCATCCAGTTCGGCCAGGTCAGCAGCCGGACCCGCTGGGCAACCTTCGCCAGACTCTCGGCGGCATGCACGGCGTACCGCTGGCCGGGTTGGTCGCAGTCGTAGCAAATCACCACGTCACGCCCGGCCAGGACGGCGGCCTGATCCGCCGGCCAGAACTTGGTTTTACTGGTCTGCGTGATCGCGTCAAATCCATGGGAGACGGCGCAGATGGCGTCCACCTCGCCCTCGGTTACCAGCACGACACTGTCCGGCAGCGCCGGCCGGGCCGGGAACAGCCGGGCGCCGCCGATCCCCGGACCAAAAGAAAATATTTTCATTTTCCGGGCGCCGGGCTTGTAGCACCGGATATTCCGCAGCTTCCCATCACTGTCGCGCACGGGGATGGCTATCCGGTCGGCATGCTCGATCTCCGCCACCTGACCGGTGCGCTTGTCCCACCGCCGCGTCTGCATGCGCAGGTCCAGCCCGTTGATCGCATCGGCCGTCCACCCGCGTTGCTCCTGGAGCCTGGCAATCCAGGCCTCCGGCAACGCCGGCATGGCGGCCCAGGCCGCATCGATCTGCGCCTGGCTGATCCGCTTGCCCGCCTGCTTTTTCTTTTCCGGTTGCGCGCCGGTCGCCGCCGGTGCCGCCGCATCATTTTTGCCGTGCTCGGCATCCAGCCGCAGTCCATACTTGCGACAAAATTCCTTGAAATCATCGGTGACGTTGCCGGTCCCCTTGACCTTCGACCACAGCCTGATCAGATCGCCGCGCACCTGGCAGCTGAAGCAGTTATACACATCCTTGACAACATTGTACGAAAACGACGGATCCTTGTCGTCGTGGAACGGGCACAGACCATGCAGCTCATCCCCCTGCCGTTCGCCACGGACATCGAACAACTCCCGGGCGATCGACTCACGATCGGATTCCGTCAACGACAATGCTTTACCCACTGGTCGCCATTTTCACCCGCCGTTTCGCCTGCAGGAAAAAGCGATTTTTTACCCAACCCACCAAATACATTCCATATTCCATTCCGTTTTTAAAATTTATCCGGACACGACTATCGAGCCTCATTGATC